TTATGATAAATATCATACTACACCTTCAATGGATGTTCTTAAAGTAGAATTACAAAAAGTTACAAATGATGTACTTAAAATATCCATTAAAGAACAATTAAAATCAGCATATGAAACTTCAGATGAAGATTTAGAATATGTTCAAGAAGAATTTTCTACTTTTTGTAAAAACCAACAATTAAAAAAAGCATTATTAAATAGTGTTGATTTATTAAATGCTGGGGATTTTGATGGTATTAAATTTTTAGTAGAATCAGCTTTAAAAGCAGGACAAGATAAAAATATAGGACATGAATATAGTAAAGATATTGAAGCAAGGTTTAGAGAAGATGCAAGACAAGTTGTTGCTACTCCATGGGAACGAATTAATGATTTACTCCAGGGTGGTCTCGGAAATGGAGATTTTGGTCTTATATTTGGTAATCCTGGAGGTGGTAAATCTTGGTCGCTAGTTGCTTTAGGTGGTTATGCTGTAAGAATGGGGTATAATGTTCTTCATTATACACTTGAATTAGGTGAAGATTATGTTGGAAGAAGGTATGATTCTTTCTTTACAAAAACCCCAGTAGATAGTATTTTAAAACATAGAGATAAAGTAGAAGAGGTAATTCCTGAATTACCTGGTGAGTTAATTATTAAAGAATTCCCAACAGGTCGCGCAACTATTTCCACTATTGAATCTCATATTCGCAAAGTAACTGATTTAGGAACTAAACCAGATTTAATAATTATTGATTATGTAGATCTTCTTTCAACAAGAAAGCGAACAGCAGATCGTAAGGGAGAGATTGATGATATTTATACAAGCACTAAAGGGCTTGCTCGTGAACTTAACATACCAGTTTGGTCGGTTTCTCAAGTAAATAGAGCAGGTGCTAAAGATGATGTAATTGAAGGAGACAAAGCTGCTGGATCATATGATAAAATAATGATTACAGATTTTTGTCTATCTCTTTCAAGAAAAGCAAAAGATAAAGTAAACGGAACAGGAAGATTTCACATTATGAAGAATAGATATGGTATTGATGGATTAACGTTTGGAGTCAAAGCAGACACATCCACAGGTCATTTTGAAGTTCATGATTATGACCCAGATGAAGAATTTGAGAATGAAGTTTCCAACCCTAGTAACAACAAAAGTTATGGCGATTTTGATACGTTTGATAAGCAATCGTTGAAAAATAAGTTTTTTGAATTAAATTCATAACCTACAAAATTATTATTAAGAATGAAAAAAAAGAAAGATTTACTGACTGAACGTATTGTTTACAAACCGTTTGAGTACCAAGAAGCAGCCGATTATTGGCTAAAACAACAACAAGCCCATTGGTTACATACAGAAGTACCAATGATGTCCGATTTAAATGATTGGAACTCGAACTTAACAGAAACTGAAAAAAACATTATAGGGTCTATTCTTAAGGGATTTGCTCAAACAGAAACAGTTGTAAACGATTATTGGTCAGGGTTAGTAACAAAATGGTTCCGTAAACCTGAGGTTATTATGATGGCTACAACTTTTGGCGCATTTGAAACAATACACGCTGAAGCATATTCACTATTAAATGAAACACTTGGACTTGAAAATTTCGCTGAATTTATGGAAGATGAAGCTACGATGGCTAAAATTGAAAATCTTACTGCTGTTAGGGATAGTTTTAGTAATGAACAAGATCTCCATGAAATTGCTAAATCACTCGCTATATTCTCAGCATTTACCGAAGGAGTTAATTTATTCTCTTCCTTCGCCGTTCTTTTATCTTTCAAAATGCGAAATAAGCTTAAAGGAGTGGGTCAAATTGTTGAATGGTCTATTAGAGATGAATCCCTTCATTCAGAAGCCGGTTGCTGGTTATTCAGAACACTTATCAAAGAAAATCCTGAACTCAAAACTCCAGAACTTGAAGCAGCGATAAATGAAGCTGCATTATTATCCTTACAACTTGAATTGGACTTTATCAAAAAATGTTATTCATTAGGTGATTTAGAGGGTTGTTCACAATATGATTTAGAAAATTTTATCAAAAATAGAATTAATGCTAAATTAGGTGATTTAGGATATAAAGGTATTATTGATGATGTTGATGGTACTGCAGTTGAAAGAATGAAATGGTTTGATGCTTTATCAGCTGGAAAACAACATACTGATTTCTTTGCAAATAGAGTAACAAATTATAGTAAAGGACATTTAACTTGGGATGAAAGTATATTTTAATTATGGATAATAATAGTTTAATAGCAGATTACTCCCAATGGGAAAGAGGTAAAGATTATCCTGATTATATGGATGAAGTAGCTTTATCTACAATAAGTAAAGGGTATTTAATGCCTGGGGAAACTCCCCGTAAAGCGTATAGACGCGTCGCTAATGCTGTAGCTGATAGATTAAACAGACCAGATTTAGCTAATAAATTTTTTAAATATATTTGGAATGGATGGATTGGTCTCGCTAGCCCTGTTCTCAGCAATACCGGTACTGATCGGGGCTTGCCTATTAGTTGTTTTGGTATTGATACTCCGGATTCGATACGTGGTATTGGCCTCACTAACGCAGAACTTATGCGACTTACTTCCTATGGGGGAGGCGTGGGAATATCCCTTAGCAGAATTAGAGGAAGAGGAGAAAGTATAACTGGAAATGGAAAATCTGAGGGTATTGTACCTTGGGCTAAAATTTATGATTCAACAATTGTTGCAACTAACCAAGGCTCAGTCCGTAGGGGAGCAGCATCAGTAAATTTAGATATTAATCATATTGATATTCATGAATATCTACAAATTCGTAGACCTAAAGGTGATCCTAATAGACAATGTTTAAATTTACATCAAGCTGTAGTTGTAGATGATGCGTTTATGAAGCGCTTACAAGATCGAGACAGCGAAGCTATGTCACTATGGTTAGAAATACTTAAATCACGTGTAGAAACGGGTGAACCATATATTATGTTTAAGGATAATGTTAATAAAGATAATCCTTTAGCTTATAGAATGAATAACCTAGATGTTAGTATGACTAATATTTGTTCAGAGATCACATTACATACAGATGAAGAACATTCATTTATATGTTGTTTATCTTCTCTAAACTTAGCTAAATATGATGAGTGGAAAAATACTGATGTAGTAGAAATTGCAACATATTTTCTAGATGGAGTAATGGAAGAATTTATTGTTAAAACTAATGGTAAAGATTCAATGGTTCGCTCTCACAGACATGCTAAAAAAGGAAGAGCATTAGGTTTAGGAGTAATGGGATGGCATACATTCTTACAACAAAAAGGTCTACCATTTAATTCATTAGCTTCTACAGCTTGGACTCATACTATTTTTAGTGATATTAGACAAAAAGCAGAAGCTGCTTCTCGTCAAATGGCTTTAGAATATGGAGAACCACTTTGGTGTAGAGGAACAGGAATGAGAAATACTCATGTAATGGCAATTGCTCCTACAGTATCTAATTCACGTATTAATAGTTGTTCAGCAGGTATTGAACCTCAACCAGCAAATGTTTATGTATTTAATGGTGCTAAAGGAACATTTATTGTTAGAAATCCTGAATTAGAAAAATTATTAATTGGAAAAGGTAAAAATCAAAGTAAAATATGGGATCAAATCTTAGCAGATAATGGTTCTGTAGCTAATTTATCTAATGACATTCTAACAGATGAAGAAAAAGAAATATTCTTAACTTTCCCTGAAATCAACCAATTAGCATTAATTCAACAAGCAGCAGTCCGTCAAAAATATATTGATCAAACCCAATCATTAAACGTTGCTTTTGATCCTACTGATTCTCCTAGATGGATAAATCAAGTACATATGGAAGCTTGGAAATTAGGTATTAAAACTTTATATTACCTTCGTACAGATTCTGTAATTAAGGGTGATTTAGGATCAAGAACAGCAGATGATTGTTTAGCTTGTGATGGCTAGTGGGTCTTGAATATTTTTTACATAAACACCAACCACTCATGTAAAGGGATTTACCTTTAGATATGTATAAGTACATTAATTAAATTATTATAAATTATGGCACGTAAAAAAGCAGTAAAAAAAGAAGTAGTTGAAAAACTAAGCATAGTTAAAAAAGCAGTTAATGCAGCAAAAGCTTGGTTAAAAGGAAATGGAATTGAAGGTGTATTAGGTCTAATCGTAGGTTTATTACTTTGGTCCTTTGGTTACAAAATCTATGCAGGATTCGCATTAGGTGTATTTGCTACACGTAATTGGGATTTAGCAAAAGGATGGTTACTTGGTTTACTAAAAAAATAAAAAATTTTTTTTTTAAAAGTTTAAAGAGGGATGCAATAGCATCCCTTTTTTTTATATTTATGAACATACAATTTGTTACACTTAATCGTTACTATATGTTAAATAATATAAAACAAAAATTAATGGCTTTTAGAGACATATTTAAAGATGAAAATGATGTAAATGAAAAAAGTGTAATAGGCTTTATGTCATTTGCTGTAATGGTTATTTTTGCAGTTGCTGATTTAGTAACAGGTTATTTTAGTAAAGACTTAGTAATTAACGAATTTATTTATGAATCATTTTTAATTATTACTTTAGGTTGTTTTGGAATCGCAGGATTAGAAAAAATCTTTAGTAATAAAAAAGAAAAATGATGAAAAAAATAATATTATGCTTACTATTATTAGTAAGTTCCCAAATTAAAGCCCAAAATAAGGCTCAAAATTTTGTTAATTCCCTTTATAAGGATTTCTTAAAATATGGAACTATATATGGTGCCGGTGAAGTTAGAAATTCAGTTGAAGCTCCTTACCCTACTTATGTTGTAAGAACTAATGAAAATGGTTCTTTATATGACATACCCAGAGTAGAAGACAATACAATAAAATATCCATTCGATTACAGGTATGGGTTTGGTATTAGAAAATTAGCTAGGTTTGATTATGAAAGAAAACCTAAAAACTATTATGATGGAACTGAAGATCAATTAGTATTTACAGCACCATCTTCTGCTATCCAGGGACTTGAATATCAATTCCATAAAGAATGGGAAAGATGGATGGGTAGAGAGTTTGATAATAGCAGATATTTCTTAAAACACACAGGTAAATACCACATTGTTAAAGCTGAAAGTAGAAAAGTTGATAGAATTAATTTAAAATACCAATCAGCTGAAACTAGAGCTAGGTTACCTATTGGGAAAAAGTTTTCTATATCTGCAGGTGCTATATTTAGAACTCATGATAGACCTTATGGTTATAACCCTATTGAAATTTGGTTAAATGAAACTGATGATACAGGTAATGCAGTAAACCCTTGGTATACTTTAGGATACCAATATGGTTATAATGATGTATTTTACACTCAAACTACAGCAAACGGAGATACTACTCAAGATTGGTGTTGGGTAGATCCTGATGGTAATGAAGTAGCACATTCAGATTTAGCATTTAGAGAAAATGTATATCCTTTATTAATGAATCGTTATAATAATGAAATATGGTCTCAATTAAGTAGATTTGGTGAAATTGCCCCAGTCATAGGGTTTGATTTTTATCATTATGAATCTAAATTTTGGTTACATGCTTATGCTAACTGGATTTTACCCTATCACCATTATGTAATGGGTGATGAAGATTTTTCATATTTACATAGAGATAATTGGGGTAAAGGAGGACATAATAACTTGTTAGAAGGTAAACAATGGTCCGATTATAACTTTGGTGCTAATTTAGGTTGGAAAGTAGGTAAAAATTTAGGTATTTTTGTTGAAGGAGAGTATAGTAAAATGTGGGATAGTCAATTATATCAAACCACATTTGGTTTAAACTACACATTTAGATAATAGAAGAAAATGGCTAAACAGATAGGAGAAGATACTAAAGTTACACTAGACTTAAAAACTATAGGAATTGTTGTGTTTTTTATAGCTACAGTTATTGGTATGTGGTTTACATTACAAGCTGATATAGAAAGAGCAAAAGCACTTCCTGAACCTGAAATAGAAAGAATGGAGTTTGATATGAAAGATGAACTTATTAGAACTACCATTATGGACACTCAGGATGATGTTGAAGATATAAAATCTCAATTAGAAAAAATTGATGAGAGATTATATGAGCTTCAAAAAAGAAAATAATATGAAAAATTTATTCTTATTCTTCCTTTTAATCTTCAGTTTAAACCTTCAAGCCCAAGATTGGGTTGGTGATAGTGATTATAAAAAGAAAATTCATGAAAAATCCCCATTTGAAGATAATCAAGGTTCTATTGTAATAATTGAATTTTGGGTTAAATTCAATAATGATAATTCTTTTAAAGAATTCAATAAATTAAAAAATGTTACCCATTATTATAGATGTAATTTAGCTTCTAATCCGATATTAAAGAAAAAATATAAAGTAAGAATGGCTCCTACTATACTAATTTTTAAAGATGGTATATTAGAAGAATCATTTAGAGCAGGATTAGATTTAGAATGTCCTGTTAGTCTAAAAGAAATACAAGAAACAATTAAAGAAACTCGATTATCTAATCAATTCTAATATTTATTAACATGCTATTAAAAGTAGGATCAAAAGGTAAAGAAGTAAAAGAACTCCAAGAATTCTTAGAAATTGGAGCTGATGGTATTTTCGGTAAAGGAACCGAATCATCTGTTAAAAAATGGCAATCTGAAAATGGTTTAGTAGCTGATGGTATTGTAGGCCCTGCAACATGGGACGCTATGGGATTAGCCACAACTGATTCTTCAGAACAAATTTACACTACAGAAAATGGATTAGTTGTTGAAAAATATTTTTTACCTAAAGGTGAATATAAAAATGGACCTACAAATAAAGAATATGTTTTCCTACATCATACAGCAGGTTGGCATAACCCATTTAGAACAATTGATCATTGGGGTAGAGATAGTAGAGGTGCAGTAGCAACTGAATTCGTATTAGGTGGTCAATCAGTGAAAGGAAATGACAATAAATATGATGGAAAAATGGTTCAAGCATTTCCTGAAGGTGCCTATGGTTGGCATTTAGGAAAAAATGGTTCACAACACATGCATACACATTCAGTTGGTATAGAAGTAAATAATTTTGGGTATATTGTAAATGGTAAAACATATGCAGGTACTAGAGTAGATGAATCACAAATAGTTACCTTAAAAGAACCATTTAGAAGTCATAAAACATGGCATAGATACTCAGATAAACAAATTGAAGCTATCAGATTATGGTTATTATGGATAGCCGAAAGAGATAGTATTGATGTTAGAGAAGGTCTCCCGTCTCTAATTAAAGAAAAGGGAGCTAAAGCTTTTGATTTTAACCCTGATGCTTATTATGGAAAAGTAAAAGGTACTTGGACACATACTAATACTAGAAAAGATAAATTTGATATGTTTCCCCAAGAGGAATTATTAGAAATGTTAATAACTTTATAAACAATGCAAACTAAAATTACAATAGTGGGAATAGCATCATTTTGCACTTATATGTGTACATACCTTTTTAATCTATCTATGGAAAACATGGAACAATATTTAGCTGTAGTAGCTGTACTATGGTTAGATGGGATTTTTGGTATTTGGGCGGGGATAAAAAGAGAAGGATTTAAAACTTATAAAGCACTTAAAATAACAAGAAATACGTTTGTATGGTTAGCCATATTAACAGTAATTTTAATGGTAGAAAAAGGATTTGCAGGAACAGCTTGGTTATCTGAAGTAGTTATTGTACCGTTTATGATACTACAGTTGATAAGTGCCCTAAAAAATGCATCTATGGCTGGTCTAATTAAAGTAGAAGAATTAAATAAAATATTAGATCGTATAGATAAGCATAAGGGTTTTAGAAACTAAAACTTAAAATTATGCTTAGAAAAATTCAAGAAAGAATATTTCCCTTTATTATAGCACTTTCAGCTTTATCTGTTAGTGCTTCTGCTGCTTTCTATTCAGTAAGTGGTCTTAGTAAATTATTTGCAGGTGCTGCTTTTGCAGTTATAGTAATGGCAGCCTCATTAGAGGTAGCTAAATTAGTAATTGCCTCTTTACTCTACCAGTATAGAAAATCTCTCCCATTTTTACTTAAAACTTATTTATCAATAGCTTGTTTTGTATTAATACTAATTACTAGTATGGGTATTTATGGTTTCCTATCTGCTGCTTATCAAGAAACATCAGCTAAAGCAGGAAGTATAGATGCTCAAATTGCATTAATAGAAACTAAAAGAGATAATGTTAGGGAACAGTTAACGGTATATAATGCGGAAAAAAGTACCATTAATGGGGCAGTATCTGATTTACGAGCCGGTTTATCTAACAATAAAATCCAATATACAAACGCTGAAGGTGTAGTAATAACTACAACATCTTCATCTACTCGTAAATCTTTAGAAAAACAATTAGATCAAGCTATTA